GATTTGATTTCTTTTTTCATAGCGATTTTTTATTTTTTCAATTGTGTTTTTGTGCATAATAATAATTTTGGTTAAGACACCGCCTATTGGCGGTCGGTGTTTCGGCTATAAAAGCCTCATCAGTTAACCTGTATGGGTGCTTGAGCATCTTTACATCTAGTGCAAAATCTACTTGGCGGTTGACTCGTACTTGCGTTGCATTTAACCCCTCTGAAGGGAAGTAGTCTTCGTGACTGCCTAATCTAGCGTACTCCTTCCGTAACCTTGGTGGTAAGTTCTGTGTCAGTTTGCTCTTCTTTACCCCACCAAATTCTCGGTCGTTTCTAATCTAAATCTACACCCTATCATTCATACTATTCACCCCTTGTCAACATAATTGAAATATTTTTTGTGTTTTTTTTCATTTTGTTTGTAACCCCTTGACTATCAACAGCTTATGAAATTGTGATAAACAAGCCGTTTGCGGACGCAATTGCTGAGCTAAAAGCCGTTATATTTACTGACCCCTCCGTTGATTACCAACGACTTACGACACATTTTCCTGAAATCAAATCCACGCTAAGGGGTCTCAGAGCCTCTGTACGCCCTCCGATTTCGAGTTGGACTCCTAGTATTCACCTTTTATTCACAGCCCATACAGAGCATCCTCGTCATTTTCGGTTTTCTGAAATGTGCATAAATGTGCATTGTATATCTTTGGTTCTTGAGTCAACAACCTAAGAATAGTAGACCCATATCCACGCCCCTAAATATAGCCATAAACAGCCCTTGAATCCCTCGCCTCTCAGAAGAATAAATTGCTTATTCAAAGCATAAGAATCCCTAATAGTAAATCATAAGTACAACTAATGGCTTCCATAAGGAGACCTAATGGGAATGTCTGTGTGTGTGCCTAATCTAAAAATCGTTAGGGCTGACAGGGGTCGGGGGGGTCGACAGTTACGGAACACAGAACACATATATATCAATAACAGGGCCGTAAAAAAATATATAATTCATAGGGTTTTTACTTACAGCGTATAAATATTTTCAATATTTTACTTGACACCAATAACCTTTACGGTATCCTTAAGGCTTAGCTTTCTTTTGTTAGAAAGCTTTTATCGTTATGGTTGTTCCTTAAGGAGACCTTGCGATTATATCACAGATTATCCTTGACAGTTGTAAATTCCTAAAGATAATTGAAAATAAATGGAATACTGTTCGGACTTTAGATATGACTTAGAGGTAGGGCAAGTGGCTGAGGCCGAGCTTGCTGATACCTTTGCTAATAAGAAAGTGGAGGTCAAGCGGGACTTGATAGCCAAGAAGACTGGGAATATATTTATTGAGTACGAGAGCCGGGGTAAGCCATCCGGGCTAGCTACTACTCAGTCGGACTTCTATTGTTTTGTAGTAGAGGACTTACATATAATGTTACCTACACAGCAGCTAAAGGATATAGCTAGAAGCTATATAGGAACGGGCCGGGACGTACTTGGTGGGGATAATAATACTAGTAAGGGTATACTACTTAGGTTAAAGGATTTAATACCATAGACACTATGAGTGAAGACAAAGAGGATTTAATGAAACAAATCACGGAATCAATCCGGGAGGTTTCGGATAGTAAAGAGATACAACAGATAAGTAGCCTAAGCCGGCATAACCCGGAAAAGGTAGCCAAGATGCTTTACTTATATGCAACTGGCAATAGCCAGACCCGGCTAGTTAAGAAGTACGGATACGATAGGCAAACAGTAATCAGTGTACTTACTGACTACGCTGACCACTTAGGTAAGTTCAAGGACTTGTCCGGAAAGATAGCGGCCCGGAACTACTTGGATATGTCTTCATTAGAAGAGGACTTGATTGAATCAGTACGGGGCCGGCTCCAGAGTGGTGAGCTAGAACCAACCTTCCGGGACTTAAAAGAACTTTCAATAGCAAAAGCTAACTCAGCACGTGAGGCACTTACCGCTAGAGGTGAGGCCACACAGATAACTGAAGACCGTAGGGTGTATACTCAAGAAGATTACGAGGAGACAATCAAGGCTGCTCGTGATAGATTAGATAAAATAAAGAAAGCGGAGGTAATAGATATAGATGATAACTGAAGACTACGATGATTTATTTGATAGAATCCGGGGTAACCTCGGTGAGCACTTCAGTAACTATATGTTTATTGTCATGGATGACGAGGGTGATTTGTTTTATGACTATACTAATTTCCGGGTAGGAAAAATGTTAGTAAGCGAAACACAAAAAGATATGGAGTCCGATGGCTTAGATATAATCTGGGAGGAAGAAGAACTCTCTGATGATATAGCCGATGATGATTCTTTATGGAATTAAAATTTACAAAGCATCCTATACTAGATGCACCCAGTGATGAAGAGATTCTTTTGTTAGCACAAAAGGAGCCGAAGTTACTAGCCGAATTACACAAGGCCCACGAGGGCAGAATACTTGCTGCCGAAGAAGACCCACTAAGATATGGGTTTGATTTAGCCGGGTGGGATAGAATGCGGGCCGGGCTTAGCGAACACAACGAGTGCTTAACACTCGGTGGTAACCGTTCCGGAAAGACTACTGGTTGTGCAAAGATGGTAATGCAAGCAGTAACAGAGAACACTGACGGACATATAGTTTGTTTTTCACAGAACGCTGATACATCAATCAAGGTACAACAAGCAGCAATCTGGGAGATGATGCCCAAGGAGTTCAAGAGAAAGACTAAGAGTATAGAAGGTTACATTAATTTTTCTATGCAAAATGGATTCACTGGTAGTTCATTTATATTTCCGGACACACGTACTCGTGTTGACTTCAAGACTTATACTCAGTTCAGTAATAACCAAACTATCTTAGAAGGTTTTGAATTCGGGTTCAAAAAGACAGAGGGCCTAAACATTGGAGCTTGGCTTGATGAATACCTAGGTGATGCTGCACTAGTAAACACTTTACGTTTCCGTCTAGCAACAAGGGATTCCAAACTGTTGATTGGATTCACACCTATTGATGGGTACACGCCTTTTATATCAGAGTACCTAAAAGGAGCAGAAACATTAGAAACACGAAAAGCTGAACTGTTATCGAATAAACCATTACCTGTAAAGCAATACAGCCCGGAGCGAGATGCAAGCATTGTATACCTTCATTCGGATGAAAACCCATTTGGTGGATACGAGCGTATAGCTAAGGACTTAGCAAATCGTTCCGAAGAAGATATAATGGTTAGAGCATACGGTGTGCCAGTAAAGTCAATGACTTCGCTGTTACCTTTATTTTCTACAGAAGTCAATGTACTCGGAGATGAGGAGAATAAACACGGTATGAAGTTTCCCGAAATCAACGAGGACTTTACAGTTTATCAAGTGGTTGACCCAGCTGGTGCCAGAAACTATTCAGCACTATGGGCAGCAGTAAATGAAAATGAAGATGTATATATAATGCGTGACTGGCCGGATAGGGCAACGTATGGAGAGTGGGCATTGTTTGGTGACCCCAAGTGGAGATATGGCCCAGCATCTAAGAAGATAGGACTAGATGTTCAAGGATATGTAGAATTATTTAAAGAGATAGAAGATGAGATGAATGTAAAAGTTATGGAGCGAATAGGTGACTCCAGATTCTTTGCTAAAGAAAATGAAAACAATACTGACTTATTTACTAGCTTTGAAGACTACGGTATGGTATTCGTACCAAGTGATGGTAAAAATGAAGAGATAGGTATTACCGCAGTAGACGAATGGTTTAATTATAATCCTAATTATGATATAGATGAAGCCAATAGGCCTAGATGTTATATACACGAAGGATGTGAGAATTTAATTGACAGCTTAATAAATTATAATAGTAATGGAAAGATGGATGAGGCACTTAAGGACTTCTTTGATTTAATACGATACTTACGTATGACCAATGGAGGCCTAGGCCCCGACCACTATAACAGTTATCAGATGATGGCTACAGTAAAATCAAAAGGAGGATATTAATGAAGACTAGATTAGTAACACTATCAGAAGAATACAAAGTAGATTTTGACGAAGCGTTACAGCTTGCTCTGGATAAATTACCAGCAGAGATGGTTACCGGTAAAGGTAAAGGTACTTGGATAAATGAAGAAGGAGTAGAGATTCTCAAGGAAGCATTTGATATTCCAGAGATTGTGCCAAAACATATTCAAGTACAAATAATCAAGGAATGTCCTAATAGATGTTATAACTGGGCTTATAGTAAAGAGCTAGGCAAACGTGTACCAGTTCTTTTACCTAGAAAACTCTGGGGTAAACTTAAAGGTAAAATGATTACAGTTGAGTGCATTCAAGACGATAAGGGTTCTAGTTATAGATATGTCCAAAAGAAAATCAAAAGCTGCTAGGTGTCTGACTGCTACACAAAAGT